TCTTTAATGTTTTTAAATATTGTTACCTTGTTTTTTGATTGCGACATAGGTTAATGTTGATTTAATGTTGATTTAATTTTACTTAACTATCTCTTTATTAGTTATTTATATATTATTATGTCAATAATGTCAATAATATATAATAAAAGTATATATAAAGAATATATTTTTTTTAATAATTTCTATAAGTCTATAAATATAGTCTTATTTCTGTCATTCGTCATTTGTAAAGGTAAAAAAAAGGGGAGCGCTAACTCCCCAGGGTTTTTTGTGTTTTGTGGTTAAAATGGAAGATCAGGATCTTCTGTAGCTTGAGGTGTTGCAATTGGTGTTTCTACCTTTTGCTCTGGTTTAAATGTATCAATAGCTACATAATGTGTCTTACCATATTGGTCAACCTCTCTTTTTTTCTGAACTATAAGTTTAACATACTTCTTATTGTTATACTCAAAAATCCAATCTTTTGGAAGATCTGATAAACATACAGATACTGCGACCTGGTCTCCTTGAAATTTTTCTTTTCCACTTCCTACATAAATTTTGTCTTTTACTTCACTCATTTCTTTATTATTTTAATTGTTTGCTCCATGTGGTTAATTGTAGAGATCATAATATCATTTTTATCATCTACACTATTACAAGACATTGGAACTTCTATCCACATAATAGTTTTTATTGGTGTTACTTTAGACCTATAGTATTTGCCTATGGATGTACGAATGTATGTCTTCAGTTGCTTCATTACTAAAATATTTTTGATAAACCTCAACAGCTTGTTCTACCTTTTCTTGTCCTCCTCTTAAAAAAGAATCAGAGCATTCAAAGATACCTAATCTTGCTGTACGTTTATCTATTACTAAAAAAATTAATGGCTTATCAAAAAGCCTTTGGTATATGTACGCTTGACTGTCATAGTTATATGTCTTAGCACTGTACATAAACTTATCAATGTCTCCAGTTGTTTTGATATCAATAATATAATGTTTATGTATAATGTCAGCTTTACCCTTCCAGTCCAAAGTCATAATCTTTTCTACCTCTGGAACTTCAAACCTATTGCCATCATTATATATTAAATCAAACATCTCCATGTTGGAGGTCATTTTGGTACACAGATAATCTAAATGCTCTTTCTCTTTTTTAAGCAAAAGTATTTCTCCTTCGTTTATAGCTTCACTATATATTTTAGTGTTTCGTGAAGAAGCATCTATAATTTTAAACTCATCAAGTTTATGAGGTTCTAAAATTTTAGTGTGAAAATATCTGCCTTCCAACATTGGTTTTGTCATCTCTTGAGGTTTTCTAAACTGCGTTGGATTTTTTAACAGCTTACCTATGTCAGAGTTCGATATGAACTGCTGACCGAACTCTCCATAGTATTTAGAATCGTCTTCAAGAGCTTTTAGTATATCTACTTTATCCATCTTTTATTTAATTAAATTACCTCAATAGAGGGGCGTCTTTCCGTCCTGTCAGTCTTATTGTAATTTAGTGAGCATTTATGTTACTCAGTTGTTAGTACACCTCACTTTTGACACAAGCATTACAACGGCCAGCATTAGCGACAACTAAGGCAATAAAAATTGTGTACCAACATAAATTCTTTATTAGTTATCTTTTATAGCTTTAGCGATTTCTTTTTTAACTACAGCTTTCATATTATATTTTGTAGATAAATTACTTGCTATAGCCTCTAAGCCTAACTTTTTATTGGCTGACACATACTTAAGCACTTTAACCCAATTAGTATCTCCGATATCTAAAGTGATTAAAGTTTTTACCTTTTCTGCTTTAGGTGGGTTTGCTGTTATGTTAGAGGTCTCTACTAAATCTTCTCCTGCATATAAACTTAAACCTAATCCATGCATAGCAATCGCTTTGGCAGTGGCTCTTTGGATAGCTGTGTTTACATCCATTGATGTGAGTTTGTCTACAGTAATTGATTTGTTTCTAAAGTCCTTAATTGGAAGGTAATCAATATGCTCAATATTGTTTACTACAATACCAACCTTTACATAGCCAGTAACACCATCAGTGAACCAGTTTAGTCCAGTCTCAGGAGATTCGTAAACATTTCTTTGTGCATCTGAATGCTCTAATTTTAGGTATGCCCACGCATTAGCCCATGATAGGTAATCAAGATTACCCTTTTTTTCTACTTTGCTCTTTACGTTTATCGCAATCAGCTTGTCAAAATAACTTTTGTCTGTACTCATTTGAATTGAATTTAATTAATAATTGATTTTAATTTAAGTTGAAGTTCTGCGTGTTTACACAGAACCAGTTCTCTTTTGTTTTTTAAGTTCTGAATGTGCTTATCGTTTTTACGTGTGTTCACTTCAGTTTTAATTTTATTTTCTATAAGGCTTAACTTATGAATGCAGTTATGTATTGCTAATTTTACACAACCAATGTCCCATCCGTATTCAGTAAAAAAAGAATACTCTTCGTCATTACACTCTTTATAATATGAACCCCCTTTAGAACAATTTAGTATTTCAATACGAGTTGGAAACTTTTGAATTTTAACACCCATTTTTATAACATTATAACTAAATGGAGGTGCATTGTTTATTTTAACAACTCTGGTCGTTCCAACTGCTTGACTTAATATTTCTTTGAGGCTATACATACTATTTATCTAAAATATCGTTTATAAGTTTTTTGAAGTCTGAGTCATTATCTATCAGCTTTTTAGCTTTCTTATACTGCATAACGATGTTGGAGTGAGTCACTGTATGACCATGCTCTTCCATGAATCTTTTTATGTAAGATACTCTAATTGGTCTCTCCATACACAAATAATAAAGCATCTGCCTTGCATCTACAATATCTCTTCTTCTGTTCTTTGCAAACATCTCGTCTAAAGTGATGTGAAACTTTTTAGCTATCGCTGTAGCGTAAACATCAAATATATCTCTCTTCATTTATTTGGTTTTTAACTTGATTAATTCAAACTGCAAGTGATCTATAGCTTTTTGAATGTCCTCGTTAGGACTCTCGTGCTTACTATATGCTCTTAAGATATAAGTACACGCAGTTCCTAAGTTGTAGTTTAGGTTAAAATTTGTCACTACCTCTATGGCAGTGTAGTTGTTGTCTCCATCGTAATAAGATGGTGTGTCTACTTTTACTTCGTCTGTAGTGGTGGATGTCCAATGTTGTCTGTTTATTGCCATTTGTTTAGGTTTTGTACCACAAAAACCCCCACGTAAAACGTGGAGGCGATTGCTTGAATCAACTACAATTCAGATTAAAGTGTAAGTAGCCAAGTTATAAGTCTGTAGAACTGATATCCAATTAAGATGGAAATCATGCCCATAACAGACCAGACTGTAAGTTTTAAATTTCTTTCGTCTCTGCTCATAACTAAATGCCTAAAGGATATTCATCTTCGTCAATTTCTTCGTGCTGTACGTCAATGATATTCTCTTCGTCATCATTGTTATTTATCATTTCATAACACGTTGCCATGTGAATTGTATGGCTTCTTGAAGCTGGATTGCTTGGGTTAAAAGACTCGAAAAGTTTTCTTAAATCGCTCATAATTTTATTTTATTAGGAATGTAAATATACTTTAAATTATTAATAAAAACTAATAAAGATATGACAACGTACCTAAAAAGATACGCTGTCGTACCCAAAATGCTTACTAAGATGTAGTAACAGAGTTGGTGTCTAACACCATATTTATAAACTCTTCCACGTGTGTTTTGTCTGCATAATCATGCTCTTTCATAGCGTGTTCTAACTCCTCTCTGTCGGTTTCATCCTCGAAATTGTAGAACAGATTATCCATCCAAGAATGAATATCATCATGGTATCTGTACTCATGATAAGTCATTTCTTTGTGGTCGGTTATTCCATGCTTATCAAACTTAACTATACCTGCAAAATCATCTCCACACTCTTCATATTCCATCTCAGCTGTCAAGCTGTAGTGCTGACATATTTGTTTAACCAACTTTACTGGTGGAGTCCATGCACTGTCTCCTGCAACAGTAAAAGTCTCTTCATCATCGCATGAATAACCATCCAAGTCAAACTCCCACCAACGTGTTCCGTAGTAGTAAAAATCTTTATACTTTTCATTAAGCTCCTCTTTGGTAGCTCCAATCTTACCCTTGTCCAGTACAAAGTCTCCAAACTCTACAAAGTAATCGGTTTTGTCATACTTCTTGAACTTGTTTCTTAGTTTTTTTAATGCTTTAGCGTTTCCATTAAACGTTACTAAATTCCAACAATTGTTTGCCATTTTATTTGATTTAAGTTATATGTTAAACATTATACTAATTAATACTCTGCCGATAAAATAACTTGGTATTGCTATCAGCATTACTGTTTCTACTTTACTAAACTGTCTTACTTTTTTATCCTTCATAGCTTACTTGTTTTCAATTAAGCTTCTATTGATAAAGTGTATGATTTCATACAGCTCGTGGATTTCATCACTACCGATTCTGTCGCTCCAATCAAGCATTCCTTTCACAGTCTCTCTAATCTCTTTTAAGTCCTTACGCTGTGACTTTACTACTTTCTGAGACTCTAAGTAGTCTCCCATTAAATCAGTGATTCTGTCGAAGTCTCTGTCTTTTTGTGTTTCTTTGTAACCCATTATAATTGATTTTAATTGTGGCATTATTGCCTTGTACCACCAAAACCCCACTCCGAAATGGAAGTGAGGTTGACGTGTTTAGGGATCAGATGATTCTACTCTTTGCTCTCTATTATAGCTTCTTGAATATGGTCAATTGTATCTTGTGAAAGTATGTCCCAAATAAATACTCCACAGTGCGTTATAGATGTAATACTTATCTCAGCAGGACTACCACAATAGTCCCAAGTCTGAGGTTCAGCGTGTGCATACTCATAGTGTACATCAAGCTCTATGTCATCCACTTTATAAGTGAACGCTTCTTCATTTCCAATTTTCATAGTCATCCTCTCTTTGTTTATGACCTTCTGCTTTTGCAACATGGTCAATGCATTCGTATATCTGTTCGGTTATCCAGTCTCCAGTCATTGCACCCTCTAAGACAGTTAACGCATCATCATGGTCTATATCGTACGTCTGCTGTACATCAAATACGTGCCATAGGTTTCCAGTAAAGTAACCCTCCTTTTCAAGCAAGTCTTTTGCTTGTGAAATCTGTGATAATCTAAATTCGTTTTTCCCTGCGTTTATGTTGCTCATGATAAATAAGTTATTTGATTAGTATTGATTTTAATTGTCTGATGAGTATACTTTCGATACTTCCTCATTTTCTTGCATCCTCTGGAAGATGCACAGCTCGTTAACGTGGGTGTAGCTATCAGTATACACATCACAATCTTTAAAATTTTCTTCATAATTATAGTTGGTTTAACTGGTTAATACTATCACTGAAATCTACTCCAGCAATCTGATGAATAAACTCATCGCCTCTTCCCATCTCGACCCACTGGTCATAAGTGCTGTAACTGGTGCGAACATGAATAATAGACTCTAATGACTTTATGCTTGTGCCATTGATATTGCACACTAATCGCATTTCATCTTCGGTTGCGATGCTCATGACATCGTCCCATACTTGATTGAATTTCTCTTTACTGTTCATAAATTGTAGTTTTAAATATCTGCATTATTGCAT